ATGATTTCATCCGTTCAACTTCACCACGGGGCATCTTCCTGGTGTACTTGAGCGCGACCTTTTTGTTTCCGATATTGAATACAGTTGATGACATAATTAATTTATACAAGTATTATAAATGAACAAAGATAAGTTTCCTTTTATGGCAACTGTAATCACCCATCTTATTTTTCAAGGTTTTATGGTATATCAGGGAGTAGAAGCGGCCTTAAAGAATGATGAACTTTCCGAGTTTGCTATGAAGAATCGTCTTCTTCTCATTATATCTAGTATCGCTTTGATGTTAACACTTGTACTCGCTAACCTTGGTATCACTAGTAAGTTTATTATATTTACTGCTGTGTCTCTTATTACCGGTTTGTTATATCATCGCACTAAGGATATACGAGAAGCACTTTTGGAAGCGATTGCTATATTCATTTCTATGATTATCGCGGGATTTATTTCGGTTCAAGTTGGTCTTAATCTTCAAACTATGGGTACTGTTCTATTTTTTGCCCTATTAGCCTTTATCATCGCGCGTCTTTTTAGACCTGGTGACAAGAGTTTCACTAAAATAGGAATTCTTATTTTTGCTCTATTCGTTCTTTATGATACAAATCAAATTTTACAAAGAAATTATAGAGGTGATTTCATAGACGCATCCATTGATTATTTCACGGACATTATTAATTTACTCGCCTTATCTTCAGAAGAATAATATTTACACATAATAAACTATGTGGCTTCTAGCTCTTCTTATCCTCGTTGATCTTTACATTCTCTCCCAAACTGGCAAGCGTCGTGTTGACGTGACCGTCAGCGCCACTGTGTCTAATGGTGAGGAGTGGACTGTTTACGGGACCATGGGTTGTGGATGGACTCGTAAGCAGTTGGAGTATATGGAAAAGAATGGAAAGCCATTCAAGTTTGTTGACTGCGAGAAAGAGGGTTGCTCAGGTATGGATGCCTTCCCAACCATCATTCATCCCAATGGTGAAAAGACCGTGGGTTACAGTGAGATTTAAACACCCTTGAGAATGTTGATGGACAGGGCGAGGAAGAAAGCATCAAGCATGGTCTTGATAGGCTTGAGAGCGGAGATGTGGGGGACAAGAGCCCTGTTCCACGCAATACGGAGAATGAAAGTCGCAATGAGAACATTGAGGACAAACACGAGAAGCTCGGTGAGCATATCGGACTTGTTTTCAGCCTTGACGATTTCCTTGAACATTTACTAGAAGTAAATATTTTTTTCTGTACAGACTGTAAATGAAGAACCTACCTCTGAGTGGTTCTGAAAGGAAATTCACCAATAAGCGTTGGGGTACGGCTACTGGTATAGGTAACAACAACTGTTATGCCTATGCTGTCGGGGACTACGAGGCCTATAGGTGGCAAAAATCCATTCCAGGTGATCGTTCTGGACTTTCTAATGGATACCATAACTACACTCACTGCACCAACCTCCCAAAGCGCGTTATTTCCGACAACCCCACCAAAATCTATCGTGCCAAGGCTAACGAGAAGTGTAAGAGAGGGTACTACAAAGTTATGATGTTCGTTTGTCCTGGAAGACCAACAAACTATATTCGTCAAGGTGACTTTCACTTCTATGTGCAACACGGAGTCGTGGAGTATCGTGTTAAACCTGGAGACACCCAAGAGTCTGTAGCTAAGTTCTTCAAGGTGCCACTCTCTAGGGTGAAGAGGGCTGGGAAGTTTGCTCCCAATAAGCGTCTCGTTTTCAGAGCCAATGTATTCAGTCACAAGAGGGGTTGGGCTACGGGGCCACTTCTGACTGATGCATCTGGTAAGTCTATCACAGACCCACGTAAAGCGGATAGGAACTATCCTGGTCTAAACTACGAAAAGTATTGTAGTTCATTCTGCGTCAAGGACAAGGGCATCAAAGTCGGTAAGACTCACCCCAAGGTCCGCAAGAAGACTGTCTAAATCTACAGTATTCTCAACATCAAATGACATGTCAAAAATATCCATAATATTGAAGATAGCTTCACTCTCCAATGACACAGTGTTAGACTCCGCTGTGTAATTGTTCTGAACTGTCAATGTAACTTTAAATTGTGAAACATCGAACACTTTTCTACAAACCGGGCAGGTATTCTTACCTTGGTCTTTCCATTCCTGTATACAATGGGAATGAAACATATGTCCACAACGGATGGGTGGGTTGGTCCTCGTTGACCTTACCTCATTGAGACATATGGCACATTGTGACATTCTACAGTACAGTTTTAAAGTTTTTATTAAAATTTATCACACCTAGTACGTTTTAGACATGTTAGTGTAAGGGTGGCATTGGTCACACTTCTCACGGGACTGCTCTTGGAGCTTGTTGAGGAACTCGGGGCCCTGCTTTTGGAGCGCCTGGCGGAAAGAGTAATTGTCCTCAAAGCTGATACCGTTCTGCTCCATGAGGTAGTTGTTGGTAAGCTGGGCTGAAGAGTGGATAGTGAAGCATCGTCCGTCGGCCATTCCAAGTCGTTGCGACATTTTGTATTAATGTACCATTAGAAATTATTTCCACACTGGAACAGATTCTGAGAAATTTATCGTATATTTGGGAGCGGTAGTTGTAATATTAGGTGTTTTCATGACTTGAACATTCGAAGTGTTTTTTATGATAATATGACTTTTGCCTTCTTTTAATCTATCTTTAACCATAACTTCTTTATATAAAGAAGTATCCATCACATTAATTATTTCAATCTTGCTGATTTCCTGTTCTGTACCCAAGTCAACTTCAATGAAATCGGTTAAATTGTCGTGTTTTGAATGAAATATAGTTGTTAAATCACCATCAACTGCGTGAGATGTATCATAATCACCTGGTGAGTAAACACCACTTCCTGTTACAGTTTTATTTAAAGCTATATTTGTACCATTTTTATCAAACACTTTTAATTCGTATATGTTCATTGCAAGTGCAAGATTGGTTGCTTGCGTATCATCAAATGTTAAACGTACATAACGCCCTTTAGGCCCTGTGGGTCCGGTGGGTCCGGTGGGTCCGGTGGGTCCGGTGGGTCCGGTGGCATTAACACCACCCATCATAAACGCTGCACCTACCGAAGAGGAACAACATAACATCAAAACTACAAAGATAATGATTATCTGTTCTTGCTTCATTTAATTATTACATGGATTAAAAATTATTTAAGCATCTACCACTTTAAAAAGACGATCACCATCCTGGATAGCACTGGGGTCAAGACTAGCCACCGCCTTGCCGTCATATAGATAGCCAAAATAAAGAGAACTATCATTACGAAGATTCGAAAGGCGATACATCTTTTCTCCGTCGTCCATTCTCATATATTCGAAAAGAACCTCGTGTTCAGTTACCGGTGTAGATGTCCATTTCCACAAACCATCATTCCAGTAGGACCAATATTTACCCGTACCTTTATTCTTTAATTTGTATCGGTTGGGTTTACCCGAAACTATTTCAAATATCATTTTACTCGAATCCTGCCTGGTTTCTCCCTGATCAAATGCGACTAAATTTTCATTATTTGGGTCAGGTATAATAGCTGGTAGTGGATTATTACCAAATGGGGCGGCTCTCACTAAAAAGTGTTCACCGGCGAGTGGATGATCGGTTGTTGGTGTAGTCAATGGGTCTGGACCAGTGGGTCCAGTGGGTCCAGTGGGTCCAGTGGATTCTTCACCACCACCCAGCATAAACGCTGCACCTACTGAAGACGAGCAACATAGTATCAAAACTACAAAGATAATTATTATCTCTTCTTTCTTCATTTAATTATTACAAGGATTAAAAATTAATCTGTCTATTCGTGATTGTCTGGATCCAAGATTGGAATCCCTTCTTCTTGAGATGTTCGATCATCGGTTCACATTTATGTCCGAGGAACACATCAAATACATCCTTCTCTTCCGTGGGAGAGACCCTAATTTGAGGTTCTTCATTGATGTGTTGGTTGATGATGTTGTAGCCAAAGGCAATTTCCTTTAGGGTCTCGGCACCGGTGATGATAATCTTACCAGTGGAGAAGATGCTCGTGGTAATCTCCTTCATGTCTTGAGCTGGTTGGAACTTGATCTTCACGGCGGAGTATCTATCCGGTTCAAAGGAGACTTTGAAGATGTCCGAGTGGTTCTCAAAGTGTTGAGCCACCTTCATGAGATTGATGTTGTAGTTGAGAGAGAAGTTAGAGTTGATCATGACA